AACTCAACAAAGCATTAGTAATGGCATTAGTTGATTATGAGTAAACAGAAGGAAAACAGAAGGCTCAATGGTCAATTCAAGAAAGGTCACAAACCAGATACCATGTGGAAGAAAGGACAATCTGGAAATCCTAATGGTAGGAGAGGAGCATTAGCAGATATTATCAAGAAGGTTTGGGATGAGGAAGATGATACAGGACTTACAAAGAAAGAGAAGATGGTTCGCAGAGTATTAAGCATGGCAATGAATGGTTCAATGAGTGCAGTATCATATTTATCAGATAGAGCAGAAGGTAAGGCGAAAGAAACAAGAGAAATATCACATAAGACCGAACCTATTAAAATTTTAAGCATTGATTAATGGCAAAGATAACAGTAGCAACTAGGAAAAGACTCGGAGCATTAGCAAGAAAGAACAAGATACTACCATCATCACTTGTAAAGGTTTACAGGAGAGGATTGGGAGCCGCTGTCAGTAGTGGTACAAGACCGGGAATGACTCCATCTAGTTGGGCAAGTGCAAGAGTTAATTCATTTATTAAGATTGCTAAAGGTAGAAAAAGAATTAAACATGATGCTGATTTAGCAAGAATGGAAAGAAAGCGTAGAAGGCGATGAAGGTAAAAGGTGTAAGTGTTAATGGTCTAACTAAAAGACAAATATCTTCAATGAAAAGACATTCAACACATCATACGAGAAAGCATTTAAGAGCGATGGTTACAGCAATGAGAAAGGGAAGTACCTTTACAAGTTCTCATAGAATTGCAATGAAAAAAGTTGGCGTATGAAGATTCGTAGAACTGCAAAAGATAAAAGATTTAAGAGTGTACCGAAGAAATACCTATCTGGCGTTAAAGGGAGCAAACGATCACAAAGAGGTAGGGATTTGGCAAGAATGCAAAGGCTTTACAAAGCTGGTAAGAAGGTTCCTAAAAGTTTGATGAAGAGAGTATTTGGATAATTGGAATATAGATTCAAAACGAAGAGAGATTATCAACCATCCAGCCAAGCGAAAGGTTCTGGTAGCTGGAAGAAGGTTTGGGAAATCTCATCTATCTTTGATTTGGTTGTTATCAAAGGATATACAATCTGGAGAAAGGCGATGGATAGTAACACCAAATTACCGGCAAGGTCGGAACACTACTTGGAAGTTAATGCGACAATTATTTAGAGAATATGATTGCAAGATTAATGAAACAGATTTATCAGTTAAGCTACCAAACGATTCAGAGATTGCAATTCGTGGAGCAGAGAACGAAAATTCATTGCGGGGTGTCGGCTTAACAATGGTTGTTATGGAAGAATATTCTTATATCAAACCTCATGTATGGGATGAAATCATCTATCCTACATTAACAACTACGAATGGCGAGGCGTTCTTTATTGGTACACCTAATGGATACGATCATTTATATGATGCTTTTTTAAGAGGACAAGGTAAGGACAAAGACTGGATGAGTTGGCAGTATACAACAGTAGATGGTGGCTATGTACCACAAGAAGAGATAGAGAAAGCAAAGAGCATGATGGATGAGAGAGCATTTAAAACAGAGTTCCTTGCATCCTTTGAAACAACAGGAAACAGAGCCGCCTATAACTTTGATCGCAACATCCATGTGAAAAAAGCAGAGCAACTATCAAACAATCTATTCTGGGGAATGGACATGAATGTTGATTGGATGAGTTCGGTATTAGCTTGTGAATATACAGATGGAACAATACACTATTTTGATGAAATAAGATTAACAAATAGCAATACTGAAGAGATGGCCAGAGAGATGAAGAAGATAGCACCAAATGCTCCTGTATATCCAGATAGTGCTGGATCAGCCAGATCAACTACATCAAATCGTTCAGATCACATGATTCTAAAAGATCATGGTTTTCATGTTATAGCCAAGAAAGCAAATCCTCCTGTGATTGATAGGTTGAATGCTTTAAATAGAATTCTGAAAGATGCAAAGGGTAGAGTTAGGATGACAGTTGATCCAAAGTGTGTTCATTTAATAAAAGATTTAGAACAAGTACAAAGAAGTAGAGATGGTAAGATAGATAAGAGCGATATAGCATTAACTCATATGTTTGATGCTTGTAGTTATTACATCGCTTATAGACATCCTATTATTAGCAGAATCCCAACATCGGTGGAGTGGTAATGAAATATTATGACATGGTAACGATACCAGACTTGGGGAGCAAGGCAGTATTTGAGAGCATTAAGAATGCTGAAGATATTGTACTAAAAGAAGAATACAAACGTAGGCAAATGGGATTAGACTTTTATTATAATCGTGATATTGAAGATTATGTAAAAGACTACTTCCCCGGTACATCATTGAGCCAGATACCTCCATTACCATTGGGTAAGATTGTATCAAGGTTTTCAAGAGCAAGGATGATGTTGTATAAGGCTCCAGCCAAAAGATTTGTTGGTGGTGAACTAGCAGAAGAATATCTAACCTACACTCATCATCTTAATTCATCGTCTCGCATCGCAAGTGAGTTGGCTTGGCTATTAGGTACGATCCATATCAAATCAGTATGGAATGAAAGAAAGCAAAAGATTGAATACCACATCCTCCCCAATGTACGAGAGTATTATTACGAAGGTGAGATGGAGCCTTATGGGTACTCGTACGAGCGTGGTAAGAATGCCAAAGGTGATAGGGAGTTTGTATTCTGGAGTGAGTCTAGGGATGGCGAACCGGGAATGCACTTCTTATACGATATTAATGGTCGCATATATCCGATAAATGGGAATCCAGAGATGTTGAACCCATATCAACTTAACCCTATCTCTCGTATCATGTTTCCTTATGATGCTATGGATGTTACTATGGCGGCTCTTCATTCTTCTATCGCATTTACAGAAGTAATGTTGGCTACGAGGTATCAAATGGGATCACCAGTCATTACCGGGATTGATCAAGAAGTACCTAATTTAAAATGGGGAGTGGATCGTTTGATTTCTCTTCCAAGCGATAGTTCCATGTCCTTCGTGGCTCCTCCCTCGAACATCAATCAAATGATCTCTGGTATAAAAGAACTATTGAATGTTACTGGCCAAAATCATGCTCTATCTATACGATGGGGAGAACAAGGTCAAATTCCAAGTGGACAAGCGTTAAAGATTCTAAATATGGAGAATCTAGAATCAAGACAATCAGATATTCCTATGTTTCAAGACTTTGAAGAAGAACGATACATGATTGATCGCAGATTGATAGAGGTTCATACAGGAAAGGTATTGGATGAATCCTTTGCAGTTGATTTCTCCGAATCAGATTATCCAGAAGAATGGAACATACAGAAAGATAGATTGCAGTTCATGTTAGATAATGGCTTAATGGATAAGAAAGAATTATATAGAGAGTTCAACCCAGATATAACTGATGAAGAACTAGAGCAAAGATTAGAAGAATTAGAACCGGAGGTAGAGGAGCCACAAGCACCTACATCTCCATTAGTATCGGCATTACAGCGTGGATAAAGATCAAATAGCACAGCAATTCGCACAGGCTTTGCAGAAAGCCCAAGCACAAATGGTAGAAGATATACTTGATCTCAAGCAATCTCTTACACGAGATGAGTTTATCTCTCTCATTTCCACGCTTGATGTTGATGATTATATCTTTAATCAAATTGGTATGCAGAATGATCTAAATAAATATATCGCATCGTATGAAGGTGTATTGCTTGGAATGGAGGCAACTGGACAAGTAACAGAAGAAACACTACAAGCATTGGTACGATTGGATGAGGCAACATTTAGAAAACAGATTAGTACGATGGGTGAACAAATCATTGATGAGGCTGTGAAAGGTATTATAGGTGGTAAGACCGAGAGAGAGATAGCACAAAGTATGCTAGGGAGCGTATTAAGGCCAGATCAAGCTGAAACACTAGCCAATACAGCATTGAATACATTTGAGCGTAATGTAACTGCACAAATGACAGCCTTTGATCCAGAAGATGCTACTTATGTCTATCAAGGCCCGATAGATGAAAAGACTAGAGATATATGTTTGAAGATGATGGCAAGTGGAAGTATGACAAGAGATGAGATTGATTCACAGTATCCCGGTGCATTTGTTGATGGTGGCGGCTACAACTGTAGGCATCGGTTTGCAAGGGAAACATCAGTATCAAAGAAATTAACCGATCCACAACAAGCAGAGAAGTTTATAGAAAACAAAGGTGGATTTAAAAGAGAACCATTAACACCTCAACAACAATTAGATGGCTAAAGAACTACAAGATATACCAACCTTCACCAAACAATTCTGGAAGTTTGTTGGCGATGAGTCAGCAGACCGAATACGAGTGCATACTACGAAAGATGGTAAAGATGTTCAAGGAAGAAAGTTCCAGCCATATTCGACAAGTTACA